GGAATTACCCGGTGGTTATTGTCAGGATCACAATATCAAAGAAGGTAATCCTTTCGTCATTTATTCCGATTCTGTCTCAACCACTTGAATTCTATCCTTCAGTTTTTGAAAGAACTGATCTTGGAAGAATTTCACCCCTTGAACGAACTTGGCTTCCATTCCTGGCTCTCTTCTATAATCACCTTGTGGTGGTCTCTTGGATCTTCTCAAATAATTCAGACCTGAGAGATTAGTTATACATTTGTGACCTCCCGAGTTTTCCACCACCAAGTCATAAAATGGAATAGCAAAACTATCTAATATAGTAAGTTCATCTTCATTTAATTCAGAGAACTTCTTATCCATAATTTGATCCAATCTTGAAAGATATTCTTCGTTCCCCGCTTGAACTTTGTCCATATAAAACGCTTTTAAGTCCGAAGATGTAAAACCAACACTTTCGGGACCAACAGATGTTTCAGAGATCCATTTTAGAGTTGAGAGAGGAACCATTTCCTTTTTCATCCAACCCTTGTTTTCTTCGAGGATCTCATCTTTAATTTCACCCAAGTCAATACCTTTGAGAGCTCTGTCTTCTTTAAATGGATTACAACTTGCCTGAACCAATCCCAAAGGCCAAGCAATAATTAAGAAATTTGCATCGGGATAGTTTTCAAATGGTGTATATCTGTCATAAGAACCTGGTTTGAATAATGAACCACCACCATATTGTTTTATGATTCCATCTTCAAAAACGACGTTGGGTGATTCTTTTTGAGATTTGACATATATGTCTTGGTTCTTCGCCATTTCTTCGGGTGAAGCAAATTTTCTTTCCTTTGCAATCTTTTTGATGTTCTGATAGATATTCATCAACGAAGGTGAAGAAGTCATAACCAATTGTTCCATAAAGTTTGGTTTGTTTTTATATGCCAAAAGAAGTTTGTTGGTTAACAACCCAAGAGCCATCTTGTTCTTCTCCAAAGTTCCCTCCTTATCTAATTTAAGGATATAATTCATAACATCACGGGGTTTAATTCCGTAAGGTTTGAAGTTGGCAGAATCAACAGTGGAGATTAACTTAATATCGTCAGATGGAAATATATCTTTGGGTGACAGAACTTGTGATATTGTTTCGATGTTTGATCTTGCAGATCTGAATGATTTGGATTTGGTATCCTCTGCTCCAGCTTGTCTGTCGTGGTGGTCGGTATGAATTTTGAACATCGGTTTCCCGTGAGCAAAGTCAACCAAGACGGGCATCGTGTCACCTGCAGCATCCAACTTCTTAATGGAAAACTCTTTATCACCATATTGAATAATTTCCGCATCAACAACTTTGATTCCGTTTGATTCCAAATATTCTTTCATTCCCAAAGCAGAAGTTACACCATCTAAATCTTGGTGAAAATAAATCTTTGCTTTCGGATATCTTTTGGATAATGCGTTTATATCTCTAATACCACCTTCGTTAATTACTTTTTTCATTTTTTTCCTTTTATAAAGAAGTTTTTATATACAGCATCTCTCCTATTTTGGTTTCCACCCCAACCTTGCCAATTTTTTAATTCTTTCCCCGCACCCTCGATATCCTTATTTTCAAGTTTGGTGGCGATTGGAGATTTTCTAAATCCACTACATCCTTTGTTATAAACAACATCAATCAAAGCTTCAAATATGGATGGTGTGACTTTTGTTTTGGTATCTTTCTGCCACCTCTTAATACAAGGGACACATTCATCCTCAACGAAATCAGTCAACCAAGATGAAGCAACTGATTCACTTACAGTAGCACCAGGTTTGGCTTTGGCAGGGTCGGTTGTTCCGTAACCTATGGTACAAGTCCCTCTACACGATTTACCAGGTTCAACTTTTTTGGGTGGATAACTTGCGTCATCATAAGTAAAACCCACAAATTCTTCATACTTTTTAATATGATTGATAATATTGTTCAAACGAGGTATTGGTGCTGAATTAAAATCCAATGATTCTTTTGAACTCAATCCAAATCTATCCAATGTATCGTATGAAAAACTGCCGCTAGAAGACGAGCTTGTTTGAGAAGAACTTTTTGGTTCATCACCACTCAACAAATCAAAAAAATATTTCAACCAACCCTGTTCGTTGATTTGATATAAATGTTTGATCCTGTTTTTCTCGGACTCGTTAATTTGAAATTTCATCAATCTAAACCAACAAAGCTGATTATTTTATCAAATAAATCTCCGTGTTCACTCTTACATTTTTTGTATAGTTCTTTTTCTTGTGGTGTGAGTGAATTAAAGGTTTCAGGCCCCCAAAATCCATCGTCGTTAATTCTTTTTTTCACTTGAAACTGACTCAAAACTTTTTTGGATTCATCACCCCACATTCCATCTACCTTTACTTTATATCCCACCTTATTCAAAAAACATTGAACCGCTTTTTTCATATTTATCTCTTCCATTGAGGTTTGTTCTTTCAAATAATGTCTTTTGGTTGCTTCCAAATGAAGATTCAAAATTCTTTGTTTTTCATTTTCGTCTGTTGTAATTCTTCCCATAGTTAAATAGTTTTAATATAAATACATCAAAACATAAAAAAACCCCTCATAAAGAGGGGTTAATGTTGATCCAAAAGTTCAAATAATTTCTGAATCCTTTCTTCTTCAATATCAGGTTTGAGGGTGATCAAATCAAGATCCAATATCCTGTTGGGAATTTTGAGTCCGTGATAGTCAAATGTTTTCTCTGAATACTTTCCGTCAATCACACCATTGATAACTTTTCGTGTTATATCAATCGGATATCTTTTGAGATTTTCATCAAACCCTGTATTCACCAACCATACATTACACCCCGACTTTCGGACTTTCTCCTTGAATAAATCCACATAATCTTCCACTTTTCTTGGTAAGAAAGGTGATCCGAAACAGGTAGAGAAGACCACCGTTGGTTCGGTCACACCCACCTCCGTTCCCGCCACTTTGGAAGTATATCCCATCTTGAAGAATCTTGCCGCGTCCTCCAAATCAAGTTTTGAAATCGGAGGTAAGACACCAAAAGCATCAAAAGATAAGAAGAAGATATTTTTGACATTCTTTCCAAGTCCCAAATCATCTACCATAAACTCTTCAGGGAGTTGTCCCAACGAATAGGATGCTCTGATATTCTCCGTAATTGATGAATCCGAAAAGTCGGGGTTGTTCTCATCGTCCACGACGATATTCTCCATCAAAGAACAGTTGGTATGATTAAATCTATCGGGAGAATGAATGGAGTCCCAAATAATTGGTTCGTTCTCTTTCTTGAGGTTGATAAGTTTTGCGTAACATCCTCCCTCAAAGTTAAAGATATGATCTTCAAACCATCCGTGTTCATCGTCTCCGATAAAGAACTTATTCGGATCCGAAGATAAGGTTGTCTTCCCTGTTCCCGACAATCCAAAAAATAGATTAACCCCTTTTCCATTTTTGGAGTTTGCATTTGCCGAACAATGCATCGGAAGAACTCCGTGATCAATAAAGATGGTATTTAAAACGGTGAAGATGCTTTTCTTTATCTCACCGGTATAACTGGTTCCACCGATAATTATGGTTTTATCTTCAAAATCTATGATGACAAAGTTTGGGTTTTTAAGATCTTCATATGTTTCTTGGGGAACAAACTCCGGTCCGTGAAGAACCTTCCACTTGGTAAAAAATCCTCCACCTTCTGCTTGTATTCCCGTCGCATTGATGGTCATATTATTGAAGAAGATGTTCGCCCATGCATGGGTGGTATGAAGGTTAACCAAAGTATGAAACTTCTTATGATAACAAACCACCCTTGAAGTTTTATATTCCACAGGTGAATTCTTGATATGTTCTTCCAAAGAATTCTTGAGTTTGGAATAAGTTTCCCTTGATATGATTTGGTTGATTTCCCTTGATTTATCTATCACCTTATCAACATATTCTCCATCACAGAAGTATCTGTCTTTGGGAGATCGTCCCGTGAACTTGCCGGTGGGGAAATAAAGAATCCCTTTTGAAGTGGTCTTAACCCCTTCGTCAATTGCGATCCGATATAGATCTTCGTTGTAATAATTATATCTCTTTATCATATGTCTAAAAATCTTCCAGTTTTAATTTCATCACAAAATAATGTTTTGGCTGCGCTTCTTTCTGCCTGATATTCTCTAATTCTTTTCCTTGCCACCTCACAATAGTTTTCACTGATGTCACATCCAATCCATTTTCTTCCGAGTTTCTCCGCCGCCAAACAAGTGGTTCCACTACCATTAAATGGATCAAAGATAATGTCTTCTTTATATGACAAGATCTTAATTGCTTTCCAAGG